TCAGGGTGGCTTAAGAATGCGTTTAAATGTAACCGAAGAAGAACTTCAGGAATTTATAAATAGAATAAATGAAACTTACTAAAAACTTTAACAGGTCAGAATTTGAATGTAAAGATGGTTCACCTATGACAGAGAACCAATTTAAAAACATTCAGGAACTAGCAAATAATCTTCAGGTATTAAGGGATGAATTAGATGAACCTATTTTTATCACTAATGCTTATCGTTCAAGAAAACACAACGAACTTATCGGTGGAAGTAAGAACAGTCAACACGTTTTAGGTAAAGCAGCAGACATCTATGTAGAAAGTAAAACACCTAAACAACTTGCTAAAGTCATTGAAGGGTTAATAGAAGAAGGTAAAATGTCTGAAGGTGGTATAGGTATATACACAAAGAATAAGTTTGTCCACTACGATATAAGAGGCACTAAAGCACGATGGAATGGGTAAGCCTTTTAAAGAAACTAAAGTAGGAAAATTCCTTTTAGACAAGTTACCTAACCTTGCAGGTGATATTCTACCAGATAAAGGCGTTTTAGGCATCGTAAAGAACTTAATTGACTCTGACGATAGTTTACCTAGCCAAGAGAAAGAAACGCTTTTAAAAGAACTATATCAGCTTGAAATAGAAGATAGAAATTCAGCAAGACAAAGAGAAGTAGAAGTCAAGAAAGCAGGAGGACAAGATTGGATGATGTTTGTTACTGGTCTTGTAGGTTTAGCTTCTTTTATGTTTATGATCTACGCAGTAGTTTATATTCCTTCAGTTACAGAAAATGACTTATTTGTTCATCTAATGGGAATGATTGAAGGGGTAGTTATTTCAAACATTTTTGCGTATTATTACGGAACTTCAAGCGATAAGTAATGGCTAAACAAACGGCAGTAGTTAAGATAGACAAGCCAAAGGTCAAAAGACCTGGTGTGCATTCTAAAACCAAGTCCTCAAAACTTAAATCTTCCAAGTTGTACAAAAAAACGTACAAAGGACAGGGCAGGTAATTTTTTTTTTATATATTTGGGACATCTTGTTTATGCGTCTATAAATCACGATTCGGCAAGATTAACTAACTGACTAGAATGGGATGCTACCAAAGTCAGACTTCAACCTAAAGCAAACGAAGGGTAGTACTACACAGGAGTAGTGGAATTGCAAACCTAATTAACCTGTTAAAATTAGGTATCTGAATAACTCTGAAGGCTTTGACGAAGTATGAGTATTTGGATGGGTAGCGTAGGGCTACCTATATCCTCTAACAACTGAAACTTTTCTAAAGTATAAATAATTAATATATACTATTATAAATAAAAAAAAATATAATACTATAATATGAAATTAGATATAAGAATAAAGCAGAATGAAAATTCAGATGAATTCTATGACATTAAATTATTTACTTACAAAGAAGTTATAGAAACTAAAGTAGATAAGGAAAACCTACGTTATTTGATAGGAAAAATAGATAACACTATTGTACCTTGAAAAAAAGAAAAAAAAGCCGTAAGCAGCTTATAATAGCTTTAGATAGGGTATTTTCTAAATACATTCGTACTAAAAATTTAAGGGACAATTTAGTTGAGTGTGTTACTTGTAAAAGAAGATACCCACTAAAGTCTATTCAAGCAGGACACTTTATGTCTAGAAGGCATTATTCTACCAGGTGGGATGAAGAAAATGTTTTTCCTCAATGTTATGGGTGTAATGTTATGCAACAGGGGCAGCAGTATTTGTTCTCAAAGTTTATAGATGAAAAGTACGGTGAAGGGTATAGTGATGTTTTACTTTTTAAGTCCCGGGAAACAGTTAAGTTTTCAGACTTTGAATTAGAAGAAATGATTCAGGACTACACAAACAAGCTAAAAGTTTTGGAAAAGAACTTATTTTGACTATATTAGCAATATGAAAACTTTGTAGTAGTAGTTTTTTCATAGTTAATTTGAATTAGTGTTAAGGAAGAAGGGGAAGTTTACGCTTCCCTTTTTTTTTGAATATTTTTTTGTTTTAAATAATTTTGTTTATATTTGGAGAAATTAAAACACTACTATTATGGAAAAACGATTTAATTATCTACTTGGCTTATCAAAGCACACCGAAAATTTTTTAATGTACAACGAACTTAAGGAACTTAAAAAAGACATTTTAATTTTCCCTATGCTTCGTGTGGGTGCAATGGAAAAACGCATTGAAGAACTTGAACAAGAAAACGAATTACTAAAAGCTAAACTTGAAATTAACGGACTAATCTAATTTAAAAATTATGGACAAGACTAAACTACGAGAACTGTATCAGTATTACGAATTACAACCAAGTGATGTATTTAAACATCAGCACTATGTAATCCTGACTAGACAAGCGATTGACAAAATCATAGCTAAAGAACAATTAAACATTAAATACGAAGTTATTAGATGTGAACCGGAGTACTGTTGTTTTAAGGCTATCATTGAAAAGGATGGTAAACATTTAGAATCTTTTGGTTCTGCTAAATATGGTGACTTTAAAAACGGAAGTACTAATTCCTGGTACGTTGCAGAAATGGCAGAAAAAAGAGCAAAATCTAGAATCACCTTAATGTCCACAGGTTTCTATGAACTTGGAGTATTTGGAGAAGATGAATCTGAAAGCTTTAAGAAAAATGGATAAGTATACTGTTCAGAAGTTATTTAAAGGACATTACCAGGTCGTAGACGATAGGGGTGAATCCTTGTTTGAAGGTAGCATATCTGACTGTTATGCTTGGTTAAGAATTATAGACATTAATATTTTAGAAGAATGGAATTAAGCGAATGCTGCGATGCTACAAGATGGTTTGATGAATCAGACATTTGTGGTAAGTGCAAAGAACACACAGAATTTTATACAGAAGATTAATTTTAAATATTTAAAAATGGATTTAAAAGTAAGAGGTAAGATTACCAAAATTAACAACGTACAAACTGGAAAGACTGCTAAAGGAGAATGGAAGAAAGTTTCATTCTTATTAGACAATGGGGCAAAGTATAACAACTTATTTTGCTTTGATGTTTTCGGTCTTGAGAAAGTAGATGACTTCTTAAAGTACAACAAAGAAGGTAAAGAAGTAGATGTCAGTTTCAATGTGAATTGTCGTGAATACGAAGGAAGATACTACACTTCTTTAGATGCTTGGAAAGTATTTACTGCAAAAGAACTAACTTCGTCAGATCAACATCCAGACAGAGAAGATGATATGCCATTTTAATTAAGGGGGGCTATATGCCCCCTTTTTAACACTACACACTATGCTAATTGACTACACAAAAGAACTACAACACCTGAACAAAATAAGAAAGGGTGAAATACAAGAAGGTTATAAACTAGGAATACCTGAAGTAGATGAATTTTTTCGTTTTAAGAAAGCGAATTTTAATGTAATACTAGGACAAGCCAATGTGGGTAAAACGTCTATGGCTTTATATTTAATGCTTTTATATTCTTTAAGACATAATATTCGATGGGTGGTTTTCTCAAGTGAGAATGAACCTTATTCTATTATCCGGAAACTAATGGAATATTTACTTGCAGAACCTATCAATAAGATGTCAGAAGAAGCTTACAAATACGCAGCAGATGTAGTGGGTAAGTTCTTTAAATTTATAAGTCCTGAAAAACTTTACACTTACAAGGATTTGATTAAATTAGGGGAAAGCTATAAAGCAGCTTGGGATTATCAAGGGATGTTAATTGACCCTTATAATAGTTTAATTAAAGATGCTGAAATGTCAAAGACGATAGATGGACATAGTTACGATTACCAAGCAATGACTGAATTAAGACAGTTTTGTAAAAGAAATGACATTAGTTTGTGGTTAAATGTTCACGCAGTAACAAGTGCTATTAGAATGAAGCATCCAATAGGACACGAATTTGGGGGCTATCCAATGCCACCAAGTGCAGGAGATGTTGAAGGAGGGGCGAAGTTCATTAACCGAAGTGATTCATTCTTAATTTTTCATCGTTATAAAAGCCATCCTAATTTATGGAATCAAACACAAATGATAGTTTCTAAAATAAAAGAAACAGAAAGCGGTGGTAGACCTACGCCAATGGATGCGCCAATAAGATTAACATCTTTAAAGAATAATGTAGGCTTTGAAATAGATGGAGAAAACATTTTAGAAAAAGTCTTAAGAAACAAGAAAGAAACAAAATTTGCACAAGCTAACCTAAGAAAAGCATAAATGGACTACGAATTAAGATTTATATTTAGTTTACCACACCAAAGGGTGTGTTTAGGATGGGAGATACTTAACCCAAGTGAAGAATTTCCTTATCAAACTTTGAAGCTGTACTTATTACTTTTAACGATTGAACTTGACTTATAATGCTTCAAATTTTATCACGACATCACGACTTATGGTTGGCTTATGTAATTAGTTTTACGGTGAATCCTGATACTGCAAAAGACATAGTGCAGGAATTTTACCTTAAAATGTCGGATTACGATAAGGATATTATGATAGGCGAAAAGATTAATTTCTATTTCGTCTATTTGGTTTTAAGGAATATGGTATTTGATTTAAAGAAAAAGGAAAAACGATTCTACTTTACAGAAGATTTACCTGCTTTAGAAGATGAAGAATACTTTGAAATAGACAACACAAAAAGCGAACACATTACTAGGTGGTTAAATGACCATAATTTAGATGAGTTAGATTTAGACAACACACAAAACTTAAAAAACATCTATAACGCTTGTGTATTTAACGAAGTATTCATAGAAGGTAAAAGTATTGCTGAACTATCCAGAGAAACCACAATCAGTTATTATTCGCTTTACAATACCGTTAAGATAATAAAGAACGAAATAAAACATAATTATGAAACTGGGAACAACTTTAGAGAAGATATTTAAGCTTACAGGTGTAGCTTGGATAGTCAAAAAAATATGGGGGGAAGATTGCGGATGTGATAAAAGAAAAGAAAAGTTAGACAACATTAAAATCTTTAGAAAATGAATCAAGAGAATTATGACTATTGGACAGAATTTAGAGCAGTTAAAAGCAACGATCTAACCAAAGCGGATAGAGAACTAATAGTAAAGATATTTGCAGAGGAATTAAATAAACGTATAACTGTAAATTGTGGATGTAGTCCAAAGGTATGGCAACAACGAATCAACGATATAAACGAACTTTATGACAAAGGATGATACTGATAAATACGAAAAAACTATTTGCTTATGGTTAAATGGATTTTTAGACTTTAGATTAGACTGGGTAGGTGAACAAAACACCTTTTACGATTTAATAGGCACTACCCCAAAAGGTAATAAGTGCGTTATAGAAATTAAAGTAAGAAAGAAATACTACAAAGACAAGATGCTTGAGAAGTACAAATACGACAAGTTAATGTCTTTACCTGAAGATGTGGTTAAGCTTTACTATGTGAGTGATCCTAAAGGAACTTATATCTATTGGCTTAATGACATTAAGATTCCAAAAGTTGAAACCATAAGATGTCCCACTACTACTATGTGGTCAAAAGAACGCAAGGACAAAGAAGTATACCTACTACCTGAACGCTTGGCTTCTATTGTAGAATTTGCCACACCGCACACAGATTTTAAATATTAAAAAAAATAATTAACTTTTTTGTTGGTAATTAAAAAATAGTTTGTATCTTTGGGTATTGTTTAACAC